ACGACAATGGTCAAATGACATTTAGTCTAATCACTTTTCACGAAGAAGAAGTTGGAGTTTTGTATGAACAAGACGAAACATTTTATAAAGGACCAAAACAGAATAAATTACCAAACATTAAAAAAATAGAAGATGGCGGGAATTAAAAAAAAAGAAGGCGGCGGAGGATTTAAAGATAAGTTCTCAACCAAAACAAAATATAAAGAAACAAGCTACTACTTTTGTGGTGATGCTTTCTTAAGTGCTAGTGGATTACCAGGTCCTGTTATGGGAGGTATTAATATGTTCTTGGGGCATAGTAATAGTTCTAAAACAACTGCTATGATATTAGCTGCTGCTGATGCTCAAAAGAAAGGTCATTTACCTGTCTTTATCATTACTGAAAAGAAATGGAGTTGGGAACACGCGGTTGAGCTAGGTTTGGATGCTAAAAAGAATTCTGATGGTGAGTGGGACGGTGATTTTATTTTTAACGATAGTTTTGACTATATTGAACAAGTAACAGATTTTATTAATGAAGTATTAGATGCTCAAGAGAAAGGTGAGATACAACAATCTATTTTATTCCTTTGGGATTCTGTAGGTTCAATTCCTTGTAAGATGACATTTGATGGTAAGGGTGGTAAACAACATAACGCAGCAACACTTGCCGACAAAATTGGTATGGGAGTTCACTCAAGAATTTCTAAATCGAAGAAAGAAGATTATGCGTATTACAACACATTAGTTGTAGTTAATCAACCTTGGGTTGCTCTTCCCGACAATCCATTTGGACAACCAACAATCAAGGCAAAAGGTGGTGAGGCATTATGGTTAGCATCTTCATTAGTATTCTTATTCGGTAATCAAGCAAGCGCGGGTATTAATCACATCACAGCAACTAAAGGAGGAAGAACTGTGAGATATGCAATCAGAACTAAGATTTCAATATTGAAAAACCACGTAAATGGTTTAGGATATAATGATGGAAAGTTAATTGCAGTACCACAAGGATATATTGAGGACACTAAAGAAGCATTAGAATCTTACAAAAAAGAGTATTCACAATATTGGAATGGTATTTTATCAGGAACAGGAGAGTTGACTTTAGAAGAAACGACTGATGATATCAGTGAGTAAGAAACAATTTTTATCACATCTAATTTAATAAAGTGACTAAGACACTTTTAGTAGACGGAAACAATTTATTTAAAATAGGATTTCACGGAGTAAAAGATTTATATAGTGATGGAGACCATTTAGGTGGAATCTATCACTTTATAAACATACTTAGAAAATTCTTAGATGAACATGACCACGATAAAGTGGTTGTATTTTGGGATTCCAATTCATCTACTCGAAAGTCTATCTACCCACAATATAAGGCTAACAGAAGGCAAGATATGAACGAGTATAAGTACGAATCATATCTTAACCAACAAGTAAGAGTTAAAGAATACCTTGAAGAAATTTTTGTAAGACAAGTTGAGGTAATTGATAATGAGGCTGATGACCTTATTGCTTATTATTGTAAAGTTGCTATCGATGAGCAAATAATCATCTTCTCAGCTGATAAGGACCTTACCCAGTTGATTAACGAGAACATTAGTGTGTATTCTCCCATCTCAAAACAATACTTCGGTAATGGGGATAATATCGTCATTAATAAGGTTAACATTCCACATTACAACGTATTACTCTGTAAAATCTTTACAGGAGATAAATCAGATAATATTGATGGTATTGAAGGGCTTGGAGAAAAGACCTTAATAAAATACTTTCCTCAAGTGCAGGAAAAACCATGCACTGTGGAAGAATTACTCGATATTGCACGAAATATCCCGCAAAAGAAACCTATTAAAACATTAGTAAATCTTTTGACAGGTAAGACAAAATCAACTATACTTGGAGAAGAGTTTTATATAACAAACAAAAAAATTGTTGACCTCACAAACCCATTAATTACAGATGATGGAAAAACATTAGTTGAACAAATCTATACAGATACAATTGACCCCACAAATAGAGGTTACAAAAACTTAATGAGAATGATGATAGAGGATGGTCTCTTTAAGTATCTACCCAAAAATGACGAAGCTTGGGTAAACTTCCTAAAACCATTTATGAAATTAACAAGAAAAGAAAAACGAAAAACAAACAAAAATTAAAACTATGAAAGAACAGGACAGTACGAAAATGGAGTTCCTTTTGACACTCAACGATAATATCGTTGTTCAAAGATTCTTTAATGTTAGAGGTTACAACCCAAGGGCAAAAAACTCTTTAGAGTTGTATGAGTATGTTAAAGGTCTAAAAGAAGAATTAGAGTATTACCTTAAAATGAAGACAGTTATCTATATGATGGATAACCAAGACTCAATTATTCATGACCCAAAAATTATGGAAACTTCATTTACTGAGGGACCAGAAATTTTTAATCTTTTTATTAAAGTTGGCGAACAGACATTATGTCATAGAGTTTTTGACGGAAAAAAATTTCCACCAAAAGTTCGTTATACAGTGGATGTAAGACCATTTATTAAAGATGTTCTTCGTGAGTTAACTGACATTTTTTCAAATAGTCAATTATCTCACAAATATTTGGAATTCGAACTAAACAAGTAAGTATTTAATAATACAGGGGATACGAAAGAAGATTATGAATAAAAATTTTGACTACTTAGGGAACACCTTTCAATTACAATTAATCAATCAAATTATAGAGGACAAAGATTTCGCATCATCAATTATTGATGTGATTGAAAGTTCATATTTTGACAACAAATACTTTAAAATCATTTTACAGATGATTAAAGAGTATTATGTAAAATACGAATCTTGTCCTAACTTTGATATTTTGGAACAAATTGTTAAGTCTGAAATTACACAAGAATTGGTTGCAAAGATTGTTTTGGATACCCTAAAACAAATAAAAGACGCACCATTTGAGGGGACGGTTTTCGTACAAGAGAAAGCCTTGAAATTTTGCAAACAACAGGAACTTCAAAAAGCTATGGATAAGGCTCAAAAGATTATCACCGAAGGTGACTTTGAATCTTATGACAAAGTAGAAGGACTTGTTAGAGAAGCCCTTCAGGTAGGTGAGGTCGAGAAAGATGTCACAGACATATTCATGGGACTTGATACAGTATTGGATGAGGATTATAGACACCCAATTCCGATGGGTATTCCTGGTATTGACAATCTACTTAAAGGTGGTTTAGCCAAGGGTGAGATTGGGGTTATATTGGCTCCTACGGGGGTTGGTAAAACCACAATCCTTACCAAAATTGCTAACACTGCTTTCAACTTGGGGTATAACGTACTTCAAATATTTTTTGAGGATAATCCAAAGATTATTCAAAGAAAACACTTTACAATATGGACAGGTATTGAACCCGATAATTTAGCACTTCATAAAGAAGAGGTGATTGGTAAAATTACCGAGATTCAAGAAACAATGAAGAATAAGTTAATCCTTAAGAAACTTGCTTCTGATTCAACAACCATGGGTCAAATCAAAAATCAAGTTAGAAAAATGATTGCTGATGGAAACAAGATTGATTTAATCTTATTAGATTACATTGATTGTGTATTACCTGAATCAAGTGCAAAAGATGAATGGAAAGCTGAGGGTTCTGTAATGAGAGGTTTTGAGGCGATGTGTCATGAACTTAATCTTGTTGGTTGGACTGCAACCCAAGGTAATAGAAGTTCAATTTCATCTGAAGTTGTAACAACTGACCAAATGGGAGGTTCAATTAAGAAAGCTCAAGTTGGACACGTAATCATCACAGTGGCTAAAAGTCTTACACAAAAAGAAATGAATTTAGCAACGATTGCCATTACAAAGTCCCGTCTTGGTAAAGACGGAGTTGTCTTTGAAAATTGTAAGTTCAACAATGAACTTCTTGAAATAGATACTGAATCCTCAGTTACATTCTTGGGCTTTGAAGAGCAACAAGAGGAAAGAAAAAGAGATAGAGTTAAAGAGCTTCTTGAGAAAAGAAAAGAAAGAGAAGCACAGAAAAAAACACTTTAATTAAATATCTACTTTTTCAAAAAAAAACTTATTTTTTTTAATAAAATTTATTGGTCGCTTGGTTGTCGACCACATATTTATCATAAAAATCAACGATTTTTTAATAAAAAAGCTACACCAAAAATTTAAAAAATGGACATTTCAAACAGAATTTTATCGGATATTACAGTGTATATGAAATACGCAAAGTATATCCCAGAACTAAAGAGAAGAGAAACTTGGCAAGAGCTAGTTACAAGAAACATGGAAAT